TTAGGTCCGCGACCATCCCGGGCCGGAAAGCGTCTAGTACTCGGTCGAATGCCTCGGGTTGGGATTTCTTCCACCACTCGGCAACACCGATAGGGTCGTTGGCGAGTCCGTTCCGCAGGGTGTCAAAATGCCCGACCACTTCCTGCAACTCCTGGACGGACTCCACCAGATGTTGTGCATCCTCCGGCGTGGCGACTTTTTCGAGAATCGCCCGAATCGACTCTTTCTGCTTGATGAGGTCCAGGTCATCCTTGAAGCGCGGATCGGTGTGCCAGGGCGGAGCCTTCTCCTCCTCCGGCTTGCCGGGGGCCGCTTCCGGCTGCACTTCGGCCTTCGCTACTTCAGGTGGCCTTTCTGGGCCTACTCCGGGGACACTTTCGGCTCCCGCCGGCCGCCCGTCCGCCGGCTGTACTGCGGGCTGCGATGGTCTGCCCATCGTTTCGTAGGAGAAAGGGGCTGGCTGCGCGGGTGACGACACCGCGGGCACAACGATTGATGTCTCAGCGCCCGTACTCGGCGCCGCTGTTGCGATTGAGCTTCCCACGTTACTCCATGGGCAGCTCCCACTGCGGTTTTCCCAATAATTACATGGTCGGCAGTGCCGCCTGGGAGAGCGGCATCTTCAGGACGTCTCCCTATCCGACCAAGTTTGCGGGGGCTGGAGTCGAACCAGCGACGGGCAGGTTATGAATCTGCTGCTCTACCACTGAGCTACCCCGCGTCAAAGTCATACCGCCCCCTGCATCGGCATACTTGGCTGATCTCCACCCGGCGGAGGCAGCGGCGGTTTCTCCGGCGGTGGCCCGCCTTTCGGCTTCTCCTTACCAGGAGGCATTGGAGGCATGGCCGCTGCTGCCGCCATCTGCTGCTGCACAATGATTCCTTGCGCCGCGCGTCCGTAGGCGATCACGTTGGCGAAGCCTTGTTCGTTCTCCCGTTCCGCCTTCACCCCGTCGGCGCTCACGCACCAATCGCGCACCGTCTGAACCACCTGCCGCGGATCGTCCAAAAAATCGTCCAGCGGAATCGACGGCTGCGGCGCCGGTGGAGGGCCAGGCAAGACCGGGCCCGGCCCCGGCATAACTGGTGCCCCCGCTGGCCCGGTTTCTATCGGTAACGCCGGTCCTGCACCCGGCGGACCCGGCCGAGGCATCGTGGGCGGCGGGGGCATAATTGGGTCCTGTTCAAGCAACTGCGAAATGATCCGCAACGTCCGTTTCTGGTACTCTTCACCCGGTATCACCAGTTCGGGAATCGCGTAGGCTTGTTTCAGCACCGTCAAGTTCTGTGGCGCCGTCAGCCAGCTCAGAATCGCCGGATTCCCGCTCTGCATCATCCCGGTAATCGCCACTGCCTTCTGGTTCCAGGTCGAATTGAAGGCGCCTTCCGCCTCGACGTAGGTGAACGCGCCCTTCGCCCGGCCAGGCTGGATGTCCCGCGCCTCAACCTGCAATCCCTTGTCCGAAGGCATCGAGTAGGACACTGGCTCATCCGTCCGGTTGGCGAGAAATTCCCGCACCAGCAGGGTATCCATCTGCGCCCAAAAACCCTTGGCGGCGTCGATCGGTGTCCCGATTCTCTGCTGGGCGCTCGACTGCGCCTGCCCGTACCCGCGGGCCGTCCGAAGATTTTCTTCCGACCCGCCGGCCAAGACCGGCATGGCACCCGTCAGCACCTCACCCATTTGCTGGCCCAGTTGCAGGGTGTCACGGACGGTCGAACCGGGTTCCTGCCACTTTGGTTGCCAGACGCACTCCGTAAGGCGCTTGTTCGGCGCCACCGCAACAGGGATGTCCGCGCCCGCCGATGGCCGCCTGATCACCGCATCGTCGCCGAGCATCCCCGAATCACGGTAGACCGGCGGCAGCGACGATTTCTCCATCGCTTCGGCCTGAATATTAACCGCATCGTTCACCATGATTGCCACGTCCAGGAAAGACGTCCCAATCCCGTTGCGGTACATCCCGTCACCCGGCAGCGCGTGCGCGACCCACAGATGGTCGTCCATGGTTTCAGCCACCGCCGTGAGGAACTGTGGCCCTGCCCACTCCGCCCGGCACCCGTTTGGGAATAACTTTAGGAGCTGGTCGCGCAGGCCGCCGACTTCCGGGTCAAGTGCGTAAAATGCCTCCGGTCGGAACCACCAGAGGGACCATGTGATCATCTCCGCGTTCTTGCCGCGACCGGCCCAAGTCTGCGTACCCGCCGGCGTGTTCAATTGCGCGCGGGCTTGCGCCGCCGCTTCTCCGACCGCGTCGTTCACGTAACCTGGCTGGATCTTGTCGGCCAGCAGCGGATGTTTCGCCCGCATGGTGACGACGTGGCGCTCCGTCTCGATCCCAGCATAGGGGAACTGCGCCACTTCCTCACACCACGGTGGCAACCGCGTTTCCAGAACTCCGTAGAGGTCCGCCAACTCGCGCCCGTTCGGTACTTCGCGTGTCCCAGTGACTTGCGGCACCGGAATCGAGATTGCCTCTTTCAAGTCCGTGGGCATGAAGACCGCGCCGCACGTCGGGCATACCGGCATCTCCGGTTTCACCTGCTCCGCCGACGTGAACTGCTGGCATTCATCATTCGGGCAGTCGTACCCCGCCGGGCGCCCCTTGTCCACCGTGCCGATCTCGTCTTTCGGGGTCGTCCCAAACTTCTCGTCGCGCACATGGCGCGCGTAGCCAAGGATCAGGCCGTCCGTGTAGAACAATTGCTCCGTCTGCTGCCATTTCCGCTTGTTGTTGAACCACGGCTGGCGGTGGATATAGTCGCGGATACTCTCGGCTTCCTGCGCCGTAGAAGCATCCTTGGAGTCCCGCGGATTGGCCGGCAGGAACCGCGTCTTCGGCATTCCGAGCGCGGTCCACTGGCCCAGGATGATCTCTTCGTTCGCTGCGTACAGGTTCAGGACAAAATCGAAAATCTCTTCATCCGATGCCGCGTCCGTCGGGATGCGCGTGCGTGCCGCATCCATGTAGCGCCCGAAGGTCTTCGAGTAGAAGCCGTACTGGATGCCCTTGCGGAAGGCGCGCGCTTGGGCGACAGTCTCGACGGCCAGGAGGTACTCCGGGTTCGCTTCGGTGTTGAAGCGGTCCCGCAGCGTCCGCAACGCCCCTTGCTGGTCTTCCGTCAGTTGTACCGGCTTCTCAGGCATCTCTCTTCACGGTTTCTCGCGCCATTTCCGCCAAGACTGCCCCGAAAAACATCAAGAACGGTTCCGTCCTGTTCACGTCAACGTCCACGTTCACGATATGGACCTCTCCGTGTTCCCGAAGGCGACTCAAGGCGATTTCAAGCAGAGACAGGCACATCTTCTGCCCGCCCACATCTACAACCGACCCGTCTTTCGGAACCTTCGCGGCCACATAGCCGTCGATGATCGGCATCAGCAGGTTCTCGACAAATTCCGGCGCCGTCGTCAGGTATTCGCTGGCCGTCTGCAAATCGTGAATCAGTTTGTCTCTCGTCACAGGCATCTACTTCTTGGCCCTTTTCTTCCGCCCGAAGAATGACCCGGCCACGGTGCCCTTGCGCTTCGGCGACCCAGCCACGTAATGCGGCAGGCCTTCTTCCCGGGTCGCCGCAAAATCATGGAGTTGCTGTTTTGTCATCCCAAGCATCCCGCGATTCCGCCCGAACAACTCGCTCGGGTGATGTTCCGCGATGGCAGCCGCCCGCCTCATTGCCGTTGATGGTGCTGGCATAGAAGACCTCTTCGATTTAGTTCCCGCATTTGCCGAAGTAAAAGCCCATTGAACGCATAGTCCTTCTCCGTCATGGTCGGTTTCCCTGGGCTGGCATTCTTGAATCGTGGGAGTGCTATCGTTAGTTCGGCCTGCGGGCGCTTTAGGACCAAATACGGTAGAACTTGTCTTATGATGTCAGTGGCCCTTTTGCCAGCCACGCTCCACAGATAACAGGGCCGCCGATTGCCAACACGCGGGGCATATCCATACCAATTCCCGGCACCAAGATGACCGATGAGCCATTTGATTAGTTCGAAATTCGTATTGGTGACTTGAAGTGTCACAGTCAGATATTTGCCGGCCCTACTCCCGAAACTGATACATCCCTCCCCATCAAGTATGCCTGCGAGATACGCCTTATCTGTTTCGGACAGTGGCATCTACGCCTCCAGTTTCCCCTGCCGGTCCAGAAGTTTCAGCGCCGCGATCCGGCCCCACCGAGTCCTCCCAACCGCATCTCGACCGCCCAATTCCTTGGCCTCTTCCCGCCGCTTCTCCTGTTCGGCCGGCTCAATCGGCATCATCAGGTACCGCTCGAACAGCGCCCGCCGCTCCAGCCGAAGTTGCCGGTTCTCCAGCGCCAGAACTGCCAGGGCCGCCAACGCGATAATCACCACCGCCGCTATCGCCATTTCCTCACCAACCCTTTAGGTGCAACCACCATCGTGCAGCGTCCGAATGTCTCTGGATTAGCCGACGAGCGCAGATGAAGAACACGATGCCTGTTGCGAAACCCGCCAAGAACGACCAATTCATCGCCATTTCAGTCCTTCTGCGGAAGGCCGCATATGTCGCGCAGATCTGCGCTTCCATCGTCAACCACGGCAGAACCTTGCTCCCGCACGATGTCGAACCGCGATGGTATCGGCTCGACGATGATGAAATCGAACACCGCTCTGACTTTGCAAACCGGGCACATAAGAAAAGCCGGCGTCTTCATCACCAAGACCTTGCACTTCGTGCAGTAAAAGAACGTCAACGCCACTGAATCCCTCCCGCCTGTTCGCGCTGCGCCTGTTCCCGCTTCCACAGCATCGCCAGCGTGTTTATGTCCATCGGCTTCCCGGCATCCCGCCGCGCCTTCAACGCCTTCGCCCACTGAACGTCCTTGGTCGGCTTGGATACCGTCGGCTCACTGTTCAGGGCATAGGTCAGATCATCGAGCGCATGGTTGTTTTTCTGCGCGATGCCCTCCGGCGCGTTCTTGTTGAGCAACTGGGCCGCAGTGGCTTCCTCGAACCGTGCGTTGTACAGTTCCCAAAGTAGATTCGGACACCCGAAGTTGAACGTCCCCTCCTGCTTTTTCTCCCAGGAAATTCCGCGGGGGCAGCAAATCTTCAGCCGCGGCGGACTCTCTTTCCACATCTCCTGGACCTTGCCGATCATCAAACTCTCGCCGCGCGTCCCTGGTCGCATGATCTTTATGCCGAACAGTTGCGCCGTCGATTCGTATCCGCCCGTCCTCTGCGCCTGAACCAAATCGAAGATTCGCGGGTCGCACCAGATCACCGATACCCGCCTGAAATAGAACATCTCGCGCATCATGGCGGCGTGAGAAGAAGGTTCCAGGTTCCCCCCCTGGTAATGTTCCCCCAACGCCACAATGTCTCCGTCGTCGTCGATGCAGTAGATGTGGAACGAAGTCGGATTCGTCTTGCCGTAGTCGAATCCGCCAAAGTAATTCCAGTACGGCGACGGCTGATAATTCGGGTCGTCAATCACGATGAGCCCGCGCTTCGCGTCCATCACTTCGGCGAACACCCTCTCGCCCCCGCCGGCCGATGCCTTTATTTCTTGCTCCTGGTCCCATCGTGCCTGACTCGAATACCGCTTCCGTTCGCGCTTCGCCCACTTCGGATTGAGAAGCGGGTCGCGCTCCGGGATCGCCGAGTAGTGCAGCCAGATCACCAGCAGCCCGTTCTTGGTCCGCCAAGTCTTGACGCCGCGCATCACGTCAACCGTCGCCGGATCGTTCGCCAGGTCGCCTTCCGTGAAGTCCTCAAACCACCCCGGGCCCGCCGAACTCACCTGAATCACCTTCTGCGCGCACGCCTGCACCGTGTCGTAACTCTCGCCGGCCTCCGGCTGGAACGAAACCTCGTCACCCATGAACTCCGTCGGGTGGAAACTCCGCACCTTGTTCCCGCCCTGCGGGATTGACCGCAGCGCCGACCCGTTGGCGAACTCCAGCGTGTCTTTTCGCTGCTTGTCCAGCGACTTCACCAGCGGGAAACGCTCCTTCAGCCATTCATCCTGCTGGTCCCACAGGCAAGCGGCGTAATCAATCAGCTCTTCAGCCTTCGGGTCGGTTTCCGACTGGAACAACACCTCCTGCTCCTGTCCGGTCATCGCCATGTGCGTGTAGAAGCCCACCACGTCCCAGGAGAGCATCATGTCCCGGCTCTTCTTGACCAAAATCACCGGTTCATCCTGGTTTCGGAACTGTTCAAAGAGGAATGGCAGGAACGGATACCGGGAAGTCGACGGAAACGCCTGATAGGGACCGCCGAATTTCTCCCGTTTCCAGTGGGGATTCTTCGTTTTTGTGAAGTTCTGCAGCCAGAACAGCGCATCCGCCTCGATCCGTTCGATGGCGTGCGCCCGAAGCGCCGGCAAGTCCATCTCGGCGCCCCCCGGGCCCAAATCCAACACCCGCCGCAGGCGCCCACGCTCATCCTCGACCGTATCCCGTCCCGCAACCACCAGTTCCGGCGTCTCTGTCGCCGCTTTCAGGTACACGCGGCCCTGTCTCTGCGCCTTCTGCTGTTCCCGCGCCTCCGCCACCCGCACCCGGTCTTGCTTTCGCTGCTCCTTGGCCTGCCGAAACGCCTTCTCATGGTCTACATAGGTCGTGACCATCCGCTTCGACACGCCCAACTTCTGCGCCACGAACTCCTTGCTCTTCCCCCGCTCTTCGATATGCGTGTAGGCGTAGGCTTGAGCCGCCAGCTTCCGCTCATGCCTCGGTAGCGCCTTCAGCGATTCCAGCGTCCCCAAGTTGTACACGCGGTTGTCCTTCCACCGCGGCCGGCCAGATTTTTTTTCGGGATTTTTTTCGGCGATAGAACCAGCAGGGGTAGTGACCGCAGGCCCGACTGCGCCCGCTACCCCCAGTGGCCCGCCGTAAGGAGTACGGTCGTCATCCATCGGTCTGATGCACCGATTTCACCCTCTATCGACATTTTGTCCCTGTCCCCTACCCCTTGTCAAGCCCTTTTTTGTTCCACGTGGAACATCTCCTCCCCCATCCTCCCGCAGCCCCGCCTCCCAACCACTTCCCCGCCAGATGCCCGTGGAGTACACTTTAAGCGACCGGCCCCACCCCCACCCCGCCGTCCCTCTACCCGGTGTCCGCCCACGTCCAGGCGCCGCGCGCCGGCCGCCCGCTTGACTGCCAGCTTGGTGAGCTGGCATTCACTCATGCTATGTTATTGATTACATTGCAGATAGGACGTGGTTCATTGTCCAGCATTGTCCTGATGGCTCGTAAGTCGTTGATTCTATGTCGAAGACCGACCCGACGCCCCTGCCAGTTCCAGCCGGTCTGCAGCCCGTTTTGTTACCTTTTGTTACATCAGCGACAATTTGTCGATGTGTTGCATTCTTCGACAATTCAAGTGAAACCTATCCTGTTTGGCCTTTTTTGCTTTTCAAAGCGCAGTCCCTCTCCTATGGGACTCTTCTGCTGCGGGAGTTCCAGCCCGGTTCACGGGGTTGCGCGCGTGCGCTCAAAGGGCCCTGGCTGGCTCAGGCTCTTACCGCTCGCCGTCCCAGTTTTGGCGAGTGGTGAAAGCTCACGTCCGGGTCATGCTTGCCGGATAGCGACTCCCTGCCGTGGACCCCGGCAGGATTGCGTGAGGGCGCAGGACCGAATGTTGCCCAGCATGGTTATCCCCTTGGGGAACGGGTTTATCCTCTTGCTTGGGTCGGAGTGGGCAGCTCTGAGAGGATCGCCGTGCAGAGCCTCCGCATTGAGAATCCTGAGTTCGGTACGCGATAATTCTTCGAATGTAGCGTTTTGTTCCGTAACGTGGAAGGAATTCAAAATTGGGACGTTGAGCAATTTCCTTGAGGACTTCATTGACAACAATCTGGGGCGAGTGCAACACTTGCTGATGAGTAAACCGGAGGGTTTTGATTCGGTGTTTGAGGAGGTGGGCATCCCTGGAGGCGTCATATCCCTGGGACTGCGCATGGGATCCGCCGTCAATTTCAATGACCAGCCGCTTGCGCCAGCAGTAATAATCGGCGATGTACCCGAAGAGGACAACTGATCGCTTCAGGTTATTCCTGCCATCATGCCTGTTGATCTGGTGCAAGCAGAAGAGGTTGAAATCCTGTTCTGATTGAGGGGGGTGCTTGCGAAGGTTTTCAGCGAACCGGCGCTTTGAGCGGAATGTGCGCCTCAGTTCCTGCCATGTATCCTGTCGTTTTTTTTCTGTGCGCATCGGCACTGCATTTCCCACCTGGGGGTCGGCCGGCGCAGTGCCAGTGAGCCCAGCCGACCACCAGGCGGCTGCTCTGGTTAGCCGCTTCCATCAATATCAGGCTCGTTTGGCGCTTGTCAAGAAAAAAATGAAGGCGGTCGTCAAAAAAAGCGTCAAAGGGCGCAGGGAGTGTCAAAAGACGATGGTGTTAGCGGCTGTCAGGCATTAGAATCAAGCATTTGCACGATGGCTACCGGATTGCTCAGTAAAGGGCATGACAAGCGCCTTCATCCCACAGGCCGGTCGCCCCGACCGCGGGCGGGAGGCACTGAGCCACCCAAGCCGGCGCAACCCGCCGGCAGGAGGATAGGAAAATGACGCAGAATGTGACCCTGATGAAATCGAAACAGCCGGCGATACTGAGCGATGAGCATGCTGCATCATCGTACGGCCAGCCAGTGCTGCTCTGGCATGGCGGCGCCTACGGCCCGGGCGATCTGATCCCGAGCAGCTATATCACGGCATCCGATATCGGGCTGCTGCACGAGCAGGGTGAGAGCGGATTTTGTTACGCCCTCCCGCTCGCCACACCGGCCGACCAGGCCCGGGTCGGCAAATGGAATGGCCAGGTCCGCGCCGCAGATGAGGCCATCGCGCTGTGGTAGCTGCGGGGCGAGGCCGGATGGCGAAACGATCCGGCCCGGCCCTGGCCCCGACTCGGAGTCGGGACGAGGGCCGGCAACTACCGGCAGGAGGATGAGAAAATGACGAAATCCGAGGCGACTGCATGGGTCCATGACCATGAGGACGACAGTGAGATCGACCACGATGATCTGGAGCAGACATTTGCCGCGATTTACGGCCGGGCGCCCGATGCTCAGGACCGCGAGGACGGGCTGTGGTCCCTGTGCTGTGTTTGTGGCTGCCTAGCGCTCCGCCCACCACGCACCACGCACCACGGCCAGGGCTGGAGGTACTGAGCCGCCCACAGCCGGCGCAACCCGCCGGCAGGAGGATGAGAGATGGGTACACGATATATCAGGCCACAGGGCGAGGTAGTCTACGGCATCCGGCGGACGGGTAATCGCTGGATGGTGACCACCGATATCTGGCACGGCGAGACGAGCCATGAGGGGCAGCAAGATTGTTGCGGCCCATTCAGTTCGCGGCATGCTGCACAGGATGAGGCCGACCGCCATGCCCATCGACGTGTCGCCGCGCGCGACAGCCACGAGGATAGTGCCGAGTCGTAATCTCCGCTCGTGCCACTCCGCGCGGGCGGAGCGCTCCCGGCTTGGTCGGTCGGGCAGGGGCGAACGCGATAGGGTCGCCCCCGCGCCAGCCCGGCAGGCTGGCAGGCCAGTAGCGCCCCTCGACATGGGGCGAATGAGGAGACTCGATATGTCCACTCAGACTCAAGATTCCGCGGCGCTCGTGGCCGCTCTCAGCGCTGCTGTGGCAGCGCGTAAAGATTCGCTCGTGGCTCTCCGCGAGCGCATCACAAGCTTGCTGGATGCCATCCCCATCGGTGTGACGCTCAGCGAGGATGATGTGCAGCTCCAGGTCGCGCGCATCTGCACCGGCGCATCCCAGTGGAGCAATCGCACCTGGGATGTGACCATCAGGGGGATCGGTTATCTGTGCGGGGGGAAACTGTTGGCCGCCGCGTGCGAGCAATCGTACTGGGACGGCCACAATCGGCATCACCGCTCGACCGAACCCTACCTGCTCGGCGGAGGCTACGAGGATGGCCGGGACACCCCGCTCCGCTGGCTGTCGGGCAAAGAGACCCGCCGAGTCGCTGGCTACCTGCCCGTACTCATCGCCCGGTACGTGGCCGAGTGCGAGGCCGAGCGCGAGGCCAACACCGAGACGCTGACGGCGTAATCGCAGCCGTTGCCCCTGGCCCACTGTCGCAGCAGCGGGCCAGTGGGGAGCGGGCGCCCGCTGAAAGGATGAAGAGATGAGCAAAAGCGATGTTCTTGTGGCCTGCAAAGACGAGGGTGGGAGCGGATTGTACCGTATCCGAGTGCGTGATACCGGCTATCCGGTAGCTAGTGAACTGACGAGTGAATACGCCATTCTATTCGCCGCCGCGCCGGAACTGCTGGCCCGGCTGAACCTGGCGGTTCGTTACCTGGCACACCCGGACGTGCAGGCTATTCCATTCGCGGCACCTGCTGGTGGGTGTGCGAAATTATGCCGCGCCGCCATCGCCAAGGCCACGGGCCACGCATAACCCCAGGACGCGCCGGCGGTAGGCCGCCCAGCCAGCGGCCGTAATACGTGGATCGCTCCGCCGGCGCCCCCCAAGGGCCGGGTGCAAAAGGAACCGTCGCTATGATTTTCCAGGGTACTAGCACTCCGGTACTACGGAAAAATCGGTACTTGACTTCGCCGAAATCCAATCGTAGGCTTACAGATGCACTCGGTTCCCTAACATGCGACAACGCGCGAAACACCCACGGAACATTGCCCTCGATCAAGTCCTTCCCCGCACCGCCCGCGAACGCAAAAAGCTCGCCAAGCGCTTCCGCGGGCTGTTCACGCGGGCCGCCGTCGCTGATTTGTACGCTGACGGCCGCGCACGGTCGCGCGTCTCAGTGCGGGCCATCTTCTACGATTACCCCCGCAAGCGTTCATCGGCGATCGAAGCCGCCCTACTGGCCGAGTTGCTGGCCAGATGCTTAGCCGAAGAACGGGCCAATGTGCCGGAACCCGTCGGCGCCGCTGGCCTGTACGCCGACGGTCGCGCGCGCTCGCGCGTCTTCGTGCGCACGATCTATCCCCAAGTACCAGAACCCGTCTATGAAACGATCCTGGGCGATTCTGAGGCCACGGCGACCCAAACCATAGAGTTTGCCAACGGCTCCGCCATAATATCGGTTCCCAGGACGAAGGACCAATTACGGGCATACGGCCCGGGCCCGGAGGTCATCGCATGAACCCAAGCCGCCCGCGCCTACATCAACCAGAAGTATACGGTATACGGGAAAACAAAGATGAATCGATCAATCACGCCACTACCCCCCCAAGGCGCTCGAAAAAAGAAGGCGGTTCCTGGGCCACCGCCCAAAGTTTTGAGACTTGGCAAAACCTGGCAGGCTGCAATCAGGCAAATCCAACGAAAGAGATCATTGGCGAAGAAGAAGCCCGCAAGGCGACAACCAAGCATGGATTTCAACGACTTCAGGGGCTGGCCGAAATTCAGGGGCTGGTAAGGAGCAACATGAACACCCGTTTCCCGACTCCTCTTTTGATCGCCGTGGTCTTACTGATTTGCGCCGCCGCCGTGGCCTGCTGGCCGGGCGACCAGGAGCCCGAACCGCTGGCCGCCATCGAGAAACTGACCAACGAGGTCCTGGTCCTGAAGATCGCCAACGGGGAGAAGGATCTCGTATTGCTCCAGCAGCAATATCAGGCCGTTACTCAACAAATCGGCGCCCTGCGCCAGGAGCAAGCCGCGCACGGATCCCGCGTCCTGGAAGCGCACAAGGCGGCCAAGGGCAGCACGGTCGATTGGCAGGCCGGCATCATCCAGCCACCGGCCCCCAAACCACCGGCCCCGCCAAAGCCAGCGAAGAAAGACGGACCACCGGCCCCAGTTACTCCGGCCCCCTGATCTGCTTTCGGAGGTATGCCCGATGCCTCGATACCGGCCCAGCAAATACAGTGGCTGTTTACTGGCTTTCCCGCGCCGTCCCTGTGCCTTGTGGCGGCCGGCTGAAATCGGTCGGCGGACCATTGAGGTAGGTGGTCGATTCCTCACCGTTCTGATCTACGAATCCCACTATGACCACCAGCGACCGAGTGAGCCAGAGCCGCGCTGGGGATTCCCGCACACCGTCCACGCCCGGGGGTGCCCATGAAGAAACTCCGGCGCATCGAGATCCCGGAGGCTCTGCGAAAACTGCTGCCCGCCGAGTGGCGGGCGAAACGGAGAAAACAACGATGAAGAATTCCCAAGTGGCCGCCAGCTTGCGGCAGGCCGCCGACATCCTCGACCTGAATCCTGACGGGCAAACCGTCAAAGGAGACTCTTTCCACATTGCGCTGATCTGGTGCTATTCAAAGGAGGACCTCGAAGATGGACTGTCGCGTTTGGCTCAAATCGGCCCCTACACGCGCACTATCAATGGTGACTACGTGGATTACGCGGTCCAGGTAGGTTGTCTGCGGTTCGCCGTCACCGCACCACTCCGCAATGTGGCCGAACCGTCCCAACCGCGATACGACCTGTCCACCCTTCCGCCGGCGCTGGCCGAGCAGGTTCCCGCATGAACCGCCTCTGGCGCATCCTCACCGGCCGGGTCGTCTGCTGCGACTGCCGACACCTCGACCGGTGCGCGGACGGCACGATACCCGAATTGCCACTTTGCCGTGTGCGCGTCCAGGTCGACTGCATCACGGGCAAACGAACGCCGGACTATGCCAGTTGCGGCAATTTCTACGGCACCTGCTGGAAGTTCCGGCCGAAAGGAAGACATGACGACCATCAATGAACCCGGCGTGTTCGAAATCCCGGCCGCCGCCTACCACGCCGACCCCTGCCCCGAGCCATCTCTCTCCGCCTCGATCGCCAAGATCATCTGCCAGCAGACGCCGCTCCACGCCTGGTTCGCTCATCCCCGCCTGAACCCGAATTTCCAGCGCGAGGAAGAGGAGAAGTTTGATTTGGGGACCGCAGCGCACGCCCTGTTACTCGAAGGCCAAGCTGGCGTTGAGGTGATCGACGCCCCCGACTGGCGCACCAAGGCAGCCAGGGAAGCGCGCGATGCCGCCCGCGCCGCTGGCAAACTGCCGCTACTCGCCGCCCGCTGGGCCGACGTTCTGGCGATGGTCAAGAGCGCCCGCGAACAGCTCGACGCGCACACGGAAGCTGACGATATGTTCACCGAGGGCAAGGCCGAGCAAACCCTGATCTGGCAGGAGGACACCAGGGATGGGGCAATCTACTGCCGGGCGCGGCCCGATTTCCTGCATGACGACCACCTGCTGATTGACGACTACAAGACTACAGGGGCTAGCGCAAACCCCGAAGCATGGACGCGCGGCCTGTTCAACTCCGGGTTCGACATCCAGGCGGCCTTCTATCTGCGGGGCGTGAGGGCGATCTTCGGCACCCCGGTGATCGGCACTCGGTCGTTCTTCGGATTTGCAGTCCAGGAGAACTACCCGCCTTACGCCCTGTCGGTGATCTCCCTGGCACCCGACGCCCTGGTTATCGCAGAAAAAAAGGTCCTGTACGCAATCGACCAGTGGGCGAAGTGCCTACGGGCGAACCACTGGCCGGGGTACCCCAACCGCATCTGCTACGCCGGCCTGCCGCCATGGGAAGAGGCGGCTTGGCTGGAGAAAGAAACGATGGACGGTCACACGATATGAGCAACTTCACCTTCCGCCCAGCGACTCGCGAGAACGTCGGCCTCATTGTCGGTCTCTCAGGCTCCAGCGGCTCAGGCAAAACTTTCTCCGCTATGCGTCTGGCCGCCGGCATCGCTGGCGACAAGCCTTTCGCCGTGATCGACACCGAGGCCGGCCGCGCCAAGCACTACGCCGACCGCTTCCGCTTCGACCACGGCGACCTGAAGCCGCCTTTCCGCCCGGCGACCTATAACGAGGCCATCCGCGCCGCTGATGAAGCGGGGTATCCGGCGATTGTGGTGGACAGTATGAGCCACGTTTGGGCCGGAGAGGGCGGCATCCTCGACTGGCACGAAGAGGAATTGACCCGCATGGCCGAGGATGACTGGAAGAAGCGCGAAGCCTGCAAGATGGCCGCTTGGGTGCAACCCAAGATGATGCACCGGGCCATGGTCGGGCGACTTCTGCAAATCCGCGCCCACCTGATCCTCTGTTTCCGCGCGGAGCCCAAGATCGAAATGGTTCGCGGCAAAGACGGGAAGATGGAGGTCCGCGCCAAGCAAACCTTGACCAGCCTCGACGGCTGGATACCCATTTGCGAGAAGAACCTGCCCTACGAGTTGACGGCCAGTTTCCTGCTGATGGCGGAGAAGCCGGGCATGCCCCTGCCGATCAAACTACAGGAGCAGCACAAGGCACTCTTCCCACTGGATCAGGTGATTGACGAGAAGTCGGGCGCCGCGCTCGCGGCCTGGGCGGCTGGGGCGACGGCGGCGCAGCCGCAAGCCGCCCCGCAGGACAACTTCAAAACTATGCTGGCCGAGTTCGCTAAGCTGAAGGCCATCCTCCCGGCCAAGGTCTACTACGACGTGCTGGGCAACTATGGCGTCGAGCACTCGAATGAATTCCGGGACATGAAGGCGGCCCGCGGATGTTTCGCGGAACTCAAGCTGCGACTCAGGGACGCAGGAAAGGAGGGTTTCACGATGACTCCCGGCTAACACCGGAGCGCAGCGGTACAACCAGGCCGCTGCGCCATATAGCTGGCTAACCGGCTGTATGGCGGACCGGCTGAGGCCGACCCAGAAGGGAGACATTATGCATCGGTACGGAGAGACACAGGGCATTGAGGCGGTAAAGAAACCGGGTTCACTCGGCCCGTGTCGATTGACACTTCGCCAGCAACTACTGGAGAGGCAGACAACCCTCCAGGGCGCACTGAATGATGTCAACGGGGCACTGACGATGCTTGAGGCGCACCCGGACCTCGAGCAGTTCCAGGAGGCCATCGCTAAGGTCGGTTGTCTGTAACCGACCGCGGAGCAGGCCGCTGCGCTCGTGGCCGGCTCTGGGCGTGTTCCTCCCCGCTGTTCCAGGCAGCAACGGCACGCCTAGCGCGGAGACAGCCGGCCACGAGCGGAGGGGCCTACATGAAACTACCCAAAGAGAAAATCGAACGCGTCACTAGCAGTAAGGAGAGCCGATACGTCCTCACCTCGGTCATGCTCGACGTGGAGAAGAAGCGGCTCCTGGCGACCGACGGCTACATTGCCGTCGTTATCCCATGTGAGCCGGATGAGGGTGATGTGTCCGGCCTGATACCGGCCACCGCGTTCAAATTGGCGAGGAGGTTCGGCATCGACTGCATCAATGCGACCGGCGAGACAATCCTGCTATCGAAAGTCCATGCGGAGGGCTACTGCATCACCATCGAAATCAAACGACCGCCCGGTGCCTTTCCGAATATCGACGTCACAATCCCGCAAGCGTCAGGCCCGCCGACCTTTGCGATCAGCCTGGATCTGCTTTCTGACGTGATTTCGGCCATCGCGGTCGGTCCTGGCGCCGTGGTGGGGATCTGGCCGGGCAAGGATTTGACAACCGGCGCCTATGTCGAATACCGGCAGGGACACGGCGTCATCATGCCGGTGGGCTTGACCACGAGCGACCTGCCGACGATGGCGAAGGTGGCCGCCAACCGTGCTTGACCTGGGCCGAGGAGCGCTGGCCGGAGAGAGCGGAAGGCAGTAGGCAGAAAGCAGAAGGCAGTAGGCAGTAGGCACAACGCGGAAGGCGGTGAGAAATGAAGATCGAACTTGATTGGGCGAGCTGGTATGGCCGGATTTATTTGCGCATCCAGCCAGAGAACAGCACTGAACGCGCCCTGCTGATTGCGTTGGATTCGATGCGTTTTGAGCGGACGCCGGCCCGGGCTGGCGAAATGGGTATCGAGATCGTGGCATACCCCACACGCCGGGTCCGCCAAAAAGGCCGGAGGCGCAACCGTGCTTGACGCCCTACTCAACTTCGCCTGCGCTTGCCTGGGGGCCTGTTCGCACACCGCCAGGAGATCGCGCGTCTTCACCATCAACGACGAAACCTATTTCGTCTGCTGGGAATGCTGCCAGAGGGTCCCCTACGACTGGGCCAACATGCGAATCTTGAAGAAGCCCGCCGATGAACGAATCGGAGAAGGTATTTTACAGAGTGCTGATTGAGCGAACCATCGTCGAACGAGCTGTCCGCGCTGTACGCTGCCGAGGGAAGCAACTCGCCGACCTCGTGCGCGACTTCATCCGTGACCAAGGGAGTGCCGTCCTGGAACAGCCCACCCTGGTGCCCGATCCCAACCTGGAGGCCTTCGCCAGCGAAGTCCATGGGTACTACTGCCGGGTGATGAGCAAGGACCGGCGACTCTATCAGCTCACTGCAGCGCGCCGAAAGAAGTTGAAGGTCCGGTACATGGAACTTCGCAGCATCTTCCACCATCACGACCGAGCAGTCCAGGCGGCCAAGGTCTGTATTGACCAGTGCTTCAAGTCCGATTGGCACATGGGCCGCACAGCGGCGACCGGCGGCCGGAAGGTCAACGACCTGATCATCGACATCTTCGGCACCTACGAGCGGATGGAACGGTGGCTCCAATGAACGACGACTACTGCGACAAGTGCCGGGAGACGGGCGGCTGGATCGAAGTGGCGTACACCGACCCCTGGGGCCAACCGGCAAGAGGGATGAAGCGTTGCCCATGTCGCAAACCATTCGCCGAGGCGCAGGCGCGGCGCATGGCCCGGCAGCTGAAGGTCCGAAACGAACAAGCCGGGGCAGCATTGCTCCCCGGCATGGAAGGAAAAACGAGGTGACGAAATGAGAATTTGGAAGTTCATCAAGTGGATTACCCAGAGCAAGGCCGACCGCCTGTCGCGCACCTGTCCAACCTGCGGCAAACTCTGGCCGTCGCGCCGGGCTCTCGGGGCGCACAAAAAGGCGCATCGGGTGAAGCCGCCAGTGCCCCCACCCGTCTTCTGCAAGGAGTGCGGATTCCGTGACCCGATACACGGCCGCGCGTGCACCAAAGGA